GAAACAACTCAAACGCTTATAACCCAGCGGCAGGACAAGATTCTGATGGCACAACTTTAAGTGCTTGGAACTTGAACACAACAGCCAACACCTACGCCGCGATTCAATTGGCGCAAAAAGTAGGAGGTTCTTGGGGCAAAGTGAGAATCGTTTGCTCTGGTGCATCGAACCAAGGCGAACTTGGGTTCCAAGTTGAGAACGCTGGAACCTTCAAGGAGGCGATGCGGATTGATGGGTCTGGACTCGTGGGGATTGGCTGTACACCGGGCGAGATTTTACAAGTCAGACAGTCAGGTGCTAACAGTCCCACCATACTGAACGAATGCTATTCAACGACAACAAGTCGGTGCGGAAATTTAACATTTAATAAATCCGGTTCTAACACTGCCGGAACAGTCGCTGCAACGGAGGACGGCGAGAAACTTGGCAAGATTACTTTCAAAGGCGCAGATCTCGCACCATCATTTATTGAGAGCGCATCAATTACTGCGACTTGCGAAGGTGCGCCAGATGCAGACGCACAACCCGCCAAACTGGAGTTTTCAACATCCGATGCAGCATCGAGCCAAGTTCGTCTGACCATCTCAAGCGCGGGCCTCGCGACCTTCGCGAACGGGATTGATGTCGATTCAACCGGCAACTTCGTAAAACTTGAGGCATATCAAAACGTCTCTGTTGCCGATGACGCTACAATCCCACTTTCGTCGGGTAGTTGTTCGAGCGCAATTGTTTCAGTTTATGAAACCAGCGGCGGTGTCGGTGGAGTATTTTTTATCACATATTCCGGCACGGCGATTTTAATTGCTTCCAATGGTTCTGTCGCCGCCACGGATTCGGACGGCAATATGTGCGTCTACAAGAGTGCATCTTCGCACACCGCGACTTTCAAAAACCGAATGGGTTCAACGAAGACTTTCAGCGTGGCACAACTAGGAGGATATTTAGTGTAATATGAAGATTGAAATAAAAGACTTCAAAACGGACGGCGACAACAAGTTTGTCGGATTTAACATAACGGACGATGTGGGCAATCGCTTTGTCATCGACAAGCAAGTGCCACTCGCTGAAGGCAAGACTGACGAGCAATATGTCACGGAAGCATTGGCGGCAAGCCAAGCAGAAATTGACGATTGGCAAGCGTCATTCGCGCACGTTGGCAAAGAGTGGGATGCCGAGGCAAGCGCATTTGTGGTAGCAGCGGCAGCACCGGCAGCGGAGGAATCAGAATGATCGAAGTAAACACAAAACCGAAGGCGGGACTCAACGTCTCGAAGTTAGCGATTAGCTTGAACAGTGCGGCAGAGTTCAACATGCAATTCTCCGTAGTGGGATGGGGTAAGTATACCGATTCCGAAGGCAAAGATGTGTGGGGCACCAATCCCATCGTCTCGACGCTTTTACGGGTGGACGGTGCGGCTTGGACTGACTGGGGCAAAACGCCGGGACAAACCGATGCGGACTATATCGCCAATCTAGCACTCGCCCAGCTTGGGCTTGAGCGCGATGACACTGTTGTTGCGGTCGAGCAACCGGCAGCCGAGGAGGCATCTGCCGAAGAGACGGTTGAGGAAGAATCCGCCGAGTGAATTTTGACGATCTCAAAGTCATCTTCGCGAGCGGTGGGGGCATCTCATCGTTCTATCTGCATTTGAGTGAGATGGTTCAGATCGGAATAGGACTGATGACGATTGTTTATATTGGTTTGAAAATTAGGAAGCTAATAACGGAGAAATAACGATATGTTGAAGAGTAAAACAGTTTGGAGTGCGATTACGACCTGCGTTGGGACGATTGCGGCGATAGCCATGAACGAGATAAGCCTGGTGGAAGGCTTGCAGTTGATGGTACCGGCAATTTTGGCGATCTTCCTGCGTCACGGTGTCCAGAAGACCCAGGACGCGGCTGAGGATGCCGCCGCAGCGGCGAGTAGCGTCACAACCCCCACCCCAAAGAAGAAAGTCGTTAAGAAGGCGAGCTAGGAGGCTTAAATGGCAGGACTCACCACCACCCAGACGTTCAGCGATGGTGACACAGTCACCGCTGCGAAGCTGAACAACATCGTCGCGAACTGTTCGATTGACGCGAATGCCGTCACCACGGCAAAGATCCTCAACTCGAATGTGACGCTTGCCAAAATGGCGACTGCATCGGTGGACACCGGGCAGTTGGTGGCGGACTCCGTTGAGAACAGCAAGCTGGACGACATGGCGGCCAAGACGGTCAAAGCCAACGCGACCAACGCAAGTGCCAACCCGACCGATGTTGCGGTTGCCGCCAATAAGCTACTTGTTGGGACGAGTAACTCGATCAATGCGGTTGGTTTCACCACCGACCTGGAGTTGGATGCTTCTGATTCAGCGGCGGCGGACATTCGGGTAGCGGCAACTTTAATCGGAGGAAAAGCAAGTGTCACTGCCGACGAGTTGGACGAGATACTCATCAAAGACGCAACTGACGGTGCGCTAAAGCGAGCCACCGTGAAGTCGGCAGTACAGTCCCAAGTGGCGTCTACTGTAGCTACTGGTGTTTGTGAGTTAGCCACTGCTACCAAACTGATTGATCCGTCTTCAGCGGTAGCCAACGATGTTGTTTCCGCCTCTACCGGATCGTCTATGCTGGTAAAAGCGTGGTGCAATTTCACCTCTAACATAGCGGCCAAAAGTACTTCTCCGGCTGCCGGTCAAGTCACAGCGGTAACTTCATCAGCGTTCAACATAGCAGTTGGAGATCACACACTTGACGGGACAACTTCGACGGGAGGAGTACAGCAGACTGCGCTTGGAACTTATAAAGTTTATTTTACAACTCCGATGCCAAACACAAACTACATCGTGATCGGTAACGGATGGTTTGCAGGCGAAGACGAAAAAGCGGCAACGGTTGGCACAGTAACCAAAAATGTTGCTTACGTTACTATCACAACTGCCGCCGAGTGGACGGGTTACCCGAATGTCGGATATTTTCAACTTGCGGTATTTGGACTTGGATCATGACGCTCATCGATATAGCAACGTATGTCTGCAATCTGGTCAACAAAACGGATGACACATCCAAGATCCGGTGCAAAGAGTTCATACGTCAACATCATGAGAACGTCATCAACTCAGCGTTGTGGCGCGAGACGATTGACGTTGAGCAGGCCACGCTGCCGTTTGACGGTCGCCTGACGCAGATCATCCTGGACGATGGCGGAACCGGATACACCTCCGCACCCACTGTATCTTTTACTGGTGGCGGTGGTAGTGGTGCTAGTGCTGGGAGTGAAATTGGCGGTGGCGCGGTTAGCAAGATTTACATCGTCAACCCGGGAACCGGGTACACATCTGCGCCGACAGTAGCATTTACCGGGGGAGCGGGCAGCGGGGCATCGGCAACTGCGATTGCGGACTCATTGGCGGACGAGATGGTTTGTCCTCAGAAGTTCGAGACGATCCTCGGCGTGAGTTACAACCAGCAGAACCTATTGCCGACCCAGTTGATCACGCAGTTCATGACCAACCCGGACAGTTTCAAAAGCGATGCCAACTCTGCTCAGTTTAGTGTTATTGATAGTTCGGGGATCAATTTTAATCCTAATTACGGGGCTATTGAATTTATGTCCAGCGACAGTTCGGACAACGGTAAGCAAATTACGATTATTGGCGAACTGGCGGGGCAGGAACTGACCATGCAGAAAGAGACCGTGACTCTGGCGAGTTCGGTTCTCACCACCGAGTCCTGGTCGGCAGTTCACTCACTCAGCAAAGAAACGACCACCGGATATGTCCAGGTGCGGAATCCGTCCGTTACGAGCGACTACTTCTTTTGGCCTGAGTGGGAGAACGTCAGCAAATTTCAAAGAGTAAAGTTTTTCGACCGGCCAAAGTATGATGCGAGTAGCCCGGTGAATCTGTACATCGTCGGCAAGAAGAAGATCCAGCCGATGGTCAGCGATTACGACACCCCGATGGTGGCGGGCATCGACAATGTGCTGATTCACTTTGCGACCGGCGACATGTTGAAACGGTCGCGGCAATTTGGTAAAGCGCAGTTGGAGATCCAGCAGGCGAATGCGTTGATGCAAGTGGCGCGTGACCAGGAGAACAATCAGAGTGCGAAGGAAGTCAGACTAATCCCCGATGTGTATGGGATGGGTTACACACGAAATGACTTCGGATTTTAAATCATGCCTGTCTACTATAACGATGGACTCGATGACCCGGTTCAATACGACCGGCAAGCGAGTTTCGTTGGTGGGCAGATAAGCAACTTCCGCGAGAACCTCCTCAACGAGTCCCAGGCGGAATCTCTCAAAGACCTGGACACCGAAAAGAACGGCATCCTGAAATCCCGGCGCGGGTTCCATCGGTTTGCGAATTTGCTGGGAACAGCAACCTCTACGAACACCCAAGGCTTGGCCTATTTTGATACGGACGCGAAAGAGTCACTGGTTGCGTTTGTTAACTCGAACATCTACGGGGTTGATTCGGGCGGGACGGTTACGACGATTGGATCGGCAAAAGCAAATAGTGCCACCGCCCAGGTGGACAACTGCCAGGTGGCGGACAAGTTGTTTTACGCGAGTCATGTCACAAACAACCGAGTCGGTCAGGTAAAGTGGACGGGTGCCGCGTGGGAAGTTATCGAAGTTCACGATGGCCCGACCAATTCCAAGTTTTTAGTTAACAACGGTTTTAGGATTTTCGCAGTTCAACCAAGCGACAACCAGGTTTATGTTTCAGACATTCTTCCGGGTGTGAGCGGTGGTGTTGATTCGCTGACCATCACCGAAGGAGGAACCGGCTATTCAGCAGGAACACTCAGTGCGACCGGCGGAGGAGGATCAAGTTTTGCTGGCACCTATACGGTGGACGCAGGTGTAATCAAAACCGTCACCATCACAAATGCGGGAACCGGTTACACATCTCTCCCAACGATTGTGCCGAGTCATGCGGGTGACGGTAACGCAGTCATCACCCCGGCATTCACAACCGTCTTCCCGGCTGCCAACGCATTCAAAGTCGGACTCGGAGATCCGATCACCGGCATGGCGAGTTGGGTTGGGTTCAATGTGGTGGTGTTCTGCAAGAATAGTTGCTATGTCATCGACACCAACCCGGTGCCTGCGACTGCAAGCCCGACCATCCCGGCAGCAAGCACGTTCAAGATTCGCACCATCTCAACATCGAGTGGTTGCCTGAGTCATGGCTCGATTGCCCAGGTGGGCGAGGATTTATATTATTTAAGTCGCACAGGTGTGAGGTCGATCAGACGCACGATGGAGGAGAACATGGTCGCATCCGATGTGGGCATAATCTCCTACCCGATCCAGGATGTGATCGATTCCATCAACTGGGCGCAGGCCGAAAAAGCGACAGCAACCTGGTGGAACGGACGTTACATCCTCAGCTTTCCGACTGGCGCAAGCACAACCAACGACACCACCATCGTATACAACACAAACACGCAATCGTGGATGGGCGTGTGGCGTGGTGCGGTAACAATTGCTGCCGGGGTGGAGTCCAGCACGATCAACCCGGTTGACTATGCGGTGACGCAGTTCAGCGGCGGCAAACCGTTTTTGATTAGTCTGGACAAGATCGGCAACCCGCTTCAGTTCCGCGATTTCGTGGAGGACATCAACCTGGTTGATACAGATTTTCAGGACAAGACCACAACGGCTTTTGCGGACACCGGTTGGGAGGCGACCACCCGGGCATTTACGTTTGGCGAACAGATGACATCGAAGGATGCGGAGTTCGCTGAGTTCGAGTTTGACCGGAGCGATGCGGTGATCGACATCGGCGTGTTACTGGACAACGAGTCGAGTGACAATTTGGCGGATGAACTGGACACCGGTTCGGGGGAGTTACGACTGACGTTCACACTGCCATCGACGCTTGGCAGTGGGGCCATCACGCGGTTCCGTTATTCGATGACCCAGTACCCGGAGTTCCGGGAGTTACAATTTAATTTTAAGCAATCCGCCGAGGCGGGAACCGACAGCAAATACTTGGCACTGCGATCCATCCATGCGGGTGGATTTCTTAACAGTGTGGGGGTGGAGTCATGACGTATGACAAGAAAGTCGCTGAGGCTGTTGCGCTTGCATCCAACGGCAACCAGGATGCCTGGAATTATTTATTTATAATCGCGAGAGCGTTGAGAATTATTGATGACCTAGTGGATGAACCGAAAAAAGTTACTGTCGAGGACAAGTACAAGTTGGCCGATCTATTGTTGGTGGCATTGCCAAGCAATCCGTTCTTTATCGCGCACAGACTGTCGCTTGTGCCGCTTCACTTGACGAGCGTCAATGCCTGGATCGACTCAAACGATTGGATGGAGAAAGACAAGACAAGAAAAAATTATGCTTTGGTGATACGCGATCAGATAACCGAGTTGGTGTTGTTGGTCGCGTATATTACTGGAGGAAGTGATCACTTGAGAAATATAAGTTTAAAAGTTCGGGAGTTGTTTTTGAAAGAGGAGTTTTAATTATGGGATTATATTCATCAGACCAACCTGACCCGCCGAGCATTGCCGGTGCTAACGAGGCGGGGGTGTGGGCAAATTTGGAGACGGTAGGCATTCAGAAATTGATTGCTAACGCGGCGAAGTTCGGCAAGTCGGTAGACGTTAAGGTTCCGATCTTCGATGCAGACGGCAACAAGACCGGGTTCAAAGATGTCACTTACGATTTTAAAGGCTACTCAGACGCGGACGCTACCCGGGAGGAGATGGAGTTCGGACTTGAGGCTGCCGACAAGATGGCAGCGGGAATGCTGGATGTTCAGAAGAAGCATGGATTGGATTTTGTCGCCCAACGAAATTTAGAGTTGGAGGCATCCGATCCTATCGGCGCGGCGGTTAGGAAGAAACTCGGCGAAGAAGCGTTGGCAGGATTGGAACGGGGTTACGAACTTGACCCAGGCATGAGGCGGGAGGTTGACCAAGGCTCGCTCAGTCACATGGCAGCCACCGGGAACATATTAGGATCGGGTTCAGCCGTTCAAGTTGGGGAAAGACGGGGAGACGCAGCGTTTAGGCAGTACCAACAACGCCTGGCGAATGCCGCCAGTTTCCTGAGCGGCACAACGCCGGTCGCCCAGTTCGGTCAACTGAGCGGGGCGCAGGCCGGTGCCAGTCCGTTTAACCCAATGGGAATCCAGGCGGGTATCGGTGTTGACCCCAACGCTGGGGCACAAGGACAGCAGTGGGCCATGAACACCTACAACCAGCAGATGAATTTCGCCGCGAACCAGCAACCGATTGGTTCGCAGTTATTGGGTATGGCAGCGGGAATCGGAGGCCAGGCACTCGGTGGTTGGGCATACGGCAAAGGACAAAGCAAAGGCCAAACCCCGAAAGTATAAAAGACAATGAGCGCAGGATCAGCATTTGCGAGTGGAGTAAGAGCGGGCCAGAACATCTGGAACAGTGCCGTCAACAACGCGATGGCGGGCAAGCGACTGGACATGCTTAAAACGCAGTTTCAGTTCGAGCAGACGCAGCGGAAGAAAGCACTGGACAACCAGTTGGCATCGGAAAGTACATTCGACAAGTTCGTTGATTATCTTCCCGCCGCTCTCGCTTCCGGGGAAATCGATTTTTCTACTCCCGAAGGCCGAGAACACTATTCGAGTATAAAGTCATCAGTTGAGCCAAACATCAGTCGAGACCCGGCCACCTGGAAGCGATATGAAGCGTTCTCGAAAGAGTTCGAGGATAAAGAAGGCTATCCTGTTTATTTGGCGCAGAAGCGTAATCGTTTGCTCACGATTGAAAACTATAAAACAGTCAGCGGCGAAGATAATCCGATTTACAAGAGAGACGAGGACGGTGGTTTTATTCTCACGCCAGACGGAGAAACGCAGTTGGACTTGCCTGCGATGAAGAACTTTCTCGAAGAAGACGCGCTCAAAAAAGAAGTCGAGAAAAAGAAAAGATTGCAAACGGCGATGTACGGAGAAGGAGGCATGTCGAAGTTCTTCGGTTCCAAACCAAGTGAACTTTCTCCGGGGGT